AACGTCACCCAGCGTATAATGGCGACGAAACCGCTGATTACGCACTTTGTTATTTAGACAAAGTTGCCGACGTTGCTTTCTATGAAACAATCACCCATGAAGAGGTTGCTATAGGCGAAACGATCTACCTAGCTGGCTATGGCTGCAAATACCCAGGCGGTAACGACAAGCCCGATGGCAAGCTTAGAGTTGGCCCTACAGAAGTTATAGAGCTTCCGATTGATAGCAATGACATTGTAACAGAAAAAAACGCAGCACTTTGCTATGGTGATTCAGGCGGCTCTGTATTTAAGAAAGACTCTAAAGGTGTTCTAAAAGTTGTAGCGATTAACTCACGTGGAGACATCGAAACAACTAGCTACCTACCAGCCTTGTATACAGTGCCAGCAAAGAGCTTTTACATCTCTTGGGCTGCCGGGAAGAAAGCGTTTATATGTGGTTTGAGTGGAGATGATCCAAAGTGCCGAGGCTACGTTGCTCCAGAGCCACCTCCTGCGCCTGAGCCGTCTCCAGAACCTTCACCAACACCTACGCCATTACCGGATTTGCCAGAGTGCTGATATACTAAAAAGGTCATTAAATAGTGACCTCCAAATGCTAGTGTAAGAGCCTTGGTTTACCAGGGCTTTTACTTTATGAAGACAGCGCGTCCGGTCCACCCGCCTAGCTTGTCTATGAAGTCTAAAACTTGATCCTCAGTGCGAGCTAGGCAGTAGTTACAGTTATTAGATTCTAGCTTCTCTTGCCACTCTTTTTGCTCAGGTTTTATGGTCCCACTTGGCGACTTCAACTCTAGGCCAGACAACACACCTGCTTTAGTCACTATACAGTAATCCGGGAAGCCTTTCATAGGATTGCTTCTAAGTATAATTCTCGGCCCGCATACCATTGGAATACCTCCGAGATGTACACGAAACCAGAATAGGTTAGACAATTTTAGAGCGGCTTCTGTAAATCTTGCTAACTTTGCTTCGTCTAGTTTATTTGCACGCTTTACTTTCGGCTCAGCTGCTACCGTTTTCTTATTCTTCATAAAATCCCTGTAATAAAAAAGGGGATCGATACATGATCCCCTATGCCACACTTCTAAGAGTAACTGGCCTACTTAAATTATAGCTTAAGGCCGTAAATTTCGCTAAGGTCTTTGACTAACTTTATCGCAAGCTCGCCAACTTTCGCAAGTTCATCTTTATCAAGGTCTTTGATTTGTGCGTAGGCATCAGCAGCTACCGCTGCAATATCGTATGAATCTTTAGCAGCGCCAGCAAGCGCAACCGCGTCACTGTAGCTTACTTGTTTATCTTCCATGATAGCTGCTACGTCTTTAGCAAGTTCCACGATTTCTTTTGCTAGTTCTTCTAGTTTGTCGATACCTAACTGTGCCATAATTATCTCCCTTGATTTTGTTTTTTGTTAGCAGTCTCTATCTCTCTTAATCTTAACTCATGATCTTTTAGTCCGTCAATCGTCCAACCCACTTTAACGTTTAACTCTTGCACCGACATTGAAATAACTTGAAGCGACTGAGCGATGTTATCCATTTTAGTTACAGCCAAAGAAACCACGCCTATGATCATAACAAGTACCAAGTGATTGATGTTCTCACCAAGTTTAAACATTGTTTCCCCGCTCAAGTGTGGTCTGTATAGTGTCCATTCCATTGTACAACATTCCTATCAGTATGCCCACGAGGGCTTGCTAGAAAGTTCCACGTCACCGCTCACTGAAAAGACTGTATCAGCAGAACTTGATCTAAGCACAATAGAACTGGTGGCGTCCGTAGTTCTCCCTGCATAGTTAGCAGCAGCAAGATTGTTACCACTAACAGCAACTGGGGCGACTTTATTAAAGGTAACCCCGTTTACTGTAATATCTGCCGTTGTTCCACTTGTTTGAGAAAATCTTACGTTAAATCTCATGCGCCATGTTCCAGACTGCATTTGATACGGTATAAATACGCAGCGTGCATCGGCTGCAAATCCTGCTTGTCCTGTAATCGTCGGAGCGTTGCCACCGTTGTAAGTTGTACCGTGTAGATACTCTTTTAGACCTAAGCGAGTTGCAGAAGCGTTATCGAGATTTGCGTGGTTAGCGGGCATTAGGCCAGAAGAGGCTTCAGATACGTCTCCAAAGCCTACAGCAGCACCAGACCTTATAATTAATACTCTCCAATAGAGGGCTGTAACACCGTTCCAGTCGTTACCGTTCCCACCGTAAGTAGTACCAGGTATTCTGCCATTGTTTCCAAATATGATATCTATATCTGTGGTGCTTCCAGAAACTCTAAGAAGTGACATTCCGTAGTTTGCAGTATTGGCGGCTGTAGCTACTGCAACCGACCCATCTTGACCAACCACGTTCCAAATATTTCTGTCTCTTGAAGTTTGAATGATAGCAAAATCAAGCGGGCCAAGAGGTCTTTGCGCCCTAACTCTATAGGTTGTTACACTACTAACAGTTGTAGATGCGATTGCGTTAAACGCTGCCCCTTGCGGGCCGTAGCCGAAAGAAGTTAAATCACTTGCTCCAGCTGTTGTGGTTGTTGCTGTAGAAAATACCGCCTCGACATCATTTTGCGCTAGGTTTACAGTCCCAGAACCTGCCCACTCTGCAATAGGAATTACAAGGGGGCCAAAGGCAAGCACCGCACCAATTCCTACATCTGCACCGCTTAAATCAGAAGAGCCGGTATCTTGTCTTGAAAATCTAAGTGTTGTTGTTGATGCAGGATTTACATGGCCATACTTGCCAGACGCATTTCTTATGTTCCATGGACCAAGTCTATTTATTTGTGAAGACACTGAGGTGCTTTCAGTTAAATAGCTTGTGTCGATTGTAAGACCTGATGGCATTGTCATCGTAACATCAGCAGATCCTGTTCCTGCTGACCCATCTTTTGTAATAGCCCCCCAAGCAATCATGTTTTGCCCAGATCTATAGTAGAAAAAGTCTGTTGTAGAAGTTGCAACTGACCCTGTTCCAAGACCTGAGATTGTAGGAGAATGTTGCACAGTAGCTGATACAACCGAACCCTGTGGCTGTATGCCAGGGCCAACAATAACGCTTGTAATATTTAAAGCAGTAGTCCCTGAAACTCTTTTGATTCTTATCTCATAATAATTAGAACTGTTAGCGTCAAAGTACGTGACAAACCTACCAGTAAAGTTGTTTATAGACGTGACGCTAGACGAATCAGTAGATAGAGCAAGCGTTGCATCGGTTCCAGAGTAATCAGAAGCCGTGTTGGTATGCATTTCTAACTTCAAGTCACCTGACGCGTACCCAGAAAGTGGTCTTTGCTCCCACTGAATCTTTAGTTTTCTGTTCTTTAAAGACTCTGCAATTGTGAATCTATAACGCGCATAGTCGCTAGTTCCAGATACAGGGGTTATCTTAATTGCGCTGGAAATAATTCCGCCAAGAGGCAAGTCTGTACTTGTTGTAGTTGTCGCAACAGTAACACCTGATCCACTAGCAGCCCAACCAGCATCAGCATCGTTTGGATTTGTTACTAAATTTATTTCACCGCTTCCACTTCCACCGCTAGTTGCAATGTCCGCTGGTGCTGTTACTGATGTACCACTTGCGAAGTACAGCTTTTTAATCGTTGGCATTATGGAACTCCTCTTATCTCGTTTAATTTAATTGTGCTTGAATTAGTACCTGTGTTTATTTCTGTAACTACTGCAGTAACTTCTTGAGAAGTTCCAGCTACGTTTTTGCTGGTAACGGTTATCGCATCACCAACATTAGAATTTAAATCAATAGAGCTTGTTCTGTATGAATATTGTATCGTTGGCTCACCAAAATATCCAGCTATTGCGTTCTTTCTACCGGACATATTAGTAAGACAATGCCTATATTCTTTATTAGAAGTTATATTGTGCAATAACTTAGCTTTATAATTTGTAGTGGTAGCAACCGGGCCAACGCTGTTGATTGTGTCTATGTTTCTAAGATCAGGGTTTGAAAAGCTGATTGTATGAGCACAATCTTGATAGTCTACGTTGGTTGTAAAAGTGTTTAGTAATATGTTTGAGTCATCTCTGTCGCCAATAGGTGTCAGGTCTGCAGGTTTTTTTATGATCTTGTATTCTATCTGTCTACTGTTGTTTATTTTCAAAATACCAAAAGCTGACCTTGCGATGTATTGAGCCACTTGCAAATATGTTGGGTATGTGTCGCTGCGCTCAAAAGGTACAGCAAAAGAAACTTCTCCGCTAAAGTCAGAGGCAGCTGTTGTAAAACTAGATGTATTAGTAGTAAGTCCGGCAGCTTCGACGACAAATCTTAAAGATTCCGCATGTGTCATTGGGTTATTGGTTGTGAACCTGCAGTAAAGTTCGTTTATATTAAAGTCATCTTTTCTAAAATATGTTCCCAAACTCGCCATATTAAAGTCTATGTACACAGCTTTTACAGGAACACCGCCTAGAGTACCTAGAGATTCTAGTCTAATACTTGATGCACTATTAAATCCGTTTATATAATACTGAGACTTACCAGAGTTTGCAGAGCCGCCATCGTCAAAAGCTTTTGACCCAGTTATATCATTTCTATAGATACAATATGAATCGTAAGAATTGTCTACCATTGTAGGGTTTGACTGCAGTCCACTCGATGGAGGTGTTACCCAAATGTTTGACTGTTTAAATACGACTACGTTATATGAAGAAGCGTCAGGTCCGGTGTGTCCTCCTATATAACAAACCCACATACGAGTTGAGTCAACACCAGGCAACCCGTTTGGCAAGCAATCGCCTATTTGCCCTGAAAATGTGGAACAATTTAAATGGTAATATTCTGTATATGTAGTAGTCCCGTACAGAGTAGGCCCAGTGGCAACGTACTTATAACAACGTGAAACAGTGCCGAAAGTCATTTTACTTATTGCGGTTCCTAGCATTCTACCGACAAAAAAACTTAGAGTTGTCGTTGTCATGTCGTAGGTTTGAGGAGTGTCTTGATGCAACTTTAAACCATCTGTTACATGGTAAGTTTGTATATAAGAATCTCCAAGCTCTGATGGGCTTGCTAGATCTTTTAACCCGAAAGGAGAGTGCTGACCAATAGTTAAAACTGCCGATTTTCTGTCGTTACCTATGTTTGGATACGTTGCTAATGACGACCCTCTATAAACGTAAGCATCACCGTATGATCCAAATAGAGCGGTTGAATTAAGTTTATTGAACGAATCTAAAACTTGAAGTGATACAGCATTTCCGTTTGAGTTTAACGCGTTCACTCTTCCTGAGAATACGAGTTTATTGTTTTCATAGTCGTTAACGCAAACCCAAACGTCAACACTAGCATCGTTAAAGGTGTCATTAGTCCCAAGAAAGTTTTCGATAAATCTATCATCAGAAATAAGATCTATCGTTGTGTTTGAGATAGTAAACACACCTTCTGTAATGTCTTTCATGGTCTGAGAACATACAGGATACGATGAAAGCATTGGCTTCCATTCCGCATCTGGTGGCGTATCTCCGCCAACAACTCCTGATGTGTAGCGGGTTGTTGTTCCAGTCGCGTAAATATTGTGTGTTACAACGACATAGTAATCAGGATCAGAAATATCAATTCCTGCAATGATAGTTAATACATCGTTTGCATGTGTGTAAGTAAAACTAGTATAGTCAGAGGATCCGGCCACCTTTATATCTACACTTGCAATCAATATGCTACTAGATAAAGGCGCTGTGAATGTAGTACCTGTTACAAGTGTTAGGGTGTCCAAATACTTTCTAGGCTGTATGCGCACTAGCGCAAAACGTTCAGAATCAGGCTTTATTATCTCAGTAGAAAAGCTCATCTAAGTACTCCGAAAGCAATCCTTGCAGCTGCAGAGTCGTCCGGTCCAATCGGTTCTAACCAGTCACACCACACACCCATATAAGTTGTGTTCGCGTTTTTAGTGTATCCAGTTGTAACAAGGCTTAGGTAGTATGTTTCAGTAGACAAAAACTCGTATCCTGAAAATGTAAACGTTAGATCAAATAGCCAATCTGTCGATGTTTGCCCTACCGCTGTACTACTAAACGTCTCAATATTGCTAGAAGCTACCGCATAACCACCTTCAGAAGTAGATACTTTTAATTGCAGAGTGTATGTAAAAGAAGAAGCGTTCTTATTGTAAACTCTTAAGTGGGCTGTGTTTAATATCCCAGAAAGTCCGGTGTAGGAACCAAGCTGTAAAGTCGATGAGTCAACTATTAGAAAATATCCTAGATCTGGGTACTGCTCAACGCTACTCATAGAACCTCACGTAAACTGAAAGAGAAATTGTAGTAACTATTTAAAACATGCGAAAACTGTACGTCAGAGTCAACTTCGACGTAATGAGTCATTTGATCTATAGTAGTTGATACAGTTAAGCTTGGGTCAATCACGATAAAGAAAGGTCTCCCAGTACCTAGGTCGTAAGCAAGTTGTTCCATGTCGATCAACTCTTGGTCTTTTAGATACTGTACACTTGCACCGCTGATGCTAAGGACCCTTGGACGCCTGTCGGTATAGAGCTGTCCTGATTCTGAGAAACTTCTAATACTTTGATCCGATCTGTTTCTAGTAAAGCCAACAGCTAAATTAGTGTTCGTGTTTACTACTGAGTTACCTATCCAAGCAACTGCTGCAGTGATATTGCTGTTAGTTACATCAGAGATTAATATTCTCCAATAACGGCACGGTTCGAGCGTGGAGCTAGGAGCGACAAAAGCACCGTTGCTTGATACGGTCATAGCTTCACTTACCTGTGGCGAGGTCCACACGTCAACGTTGTTTCCCTGTAAAGTTATCGTTGCATTAGAGCAAGAAAAAGCTTCATTAGCTGGCGGTATTAAAGCGCCAAAATCTGCAATTTGAGGTTGACCAAGGTCTACCTTAATCCACTCAGATGTATTGTACCTGCGCTCGTCAGCAGTGAAAGCAGTGCCAGTTAAATCTAGGCTTGTTAGAAACCCTAGCGTAGACCACACAGCGTTTGTGCTAGTTGATAAGTTTAAGGTTCCAGAAGCTCCTAGAGTTATAACAAATCTACCGTTTGAGTTTCTGCTTAATGTCTGACTTGTAACATTATTAAAGTGTGTAATAAGTGTAGCAGAGGTGTAACTCCCAGCGGTTAGCGTGTACGTTGTCCCATTAATATAAACCTTATTGTTCGATGCCGAAATCTCGAATAACCCCGCTGCTTTCCAGACTTTAGAACGTATCCCTGAATATAGATTGGAAGCAGGGTAAGTCGATTCAGCACTAGACGCTGTGAGCGTGGAGTCAATGAAGTTATTAAATGAGAATTTTGCATTAGTAAAACTCATGCTACCACCCGCGCATTCTGTCTATTTAGCTGTAACATTATATCAGCAAATGCCGATTGATTAACTTTTACTTCTGATTGTACTGTCACAGGTTGTTGAACGGCATTAAGAATAGCCATTAGAATAGCGTCGCTCTTTCCGCCACCGTCTAAGAAGTTTCCTAGTTGTCCTACCATGTCTCTTGGTACTACCATCTCTCCAGGTGTTAGCATTGCTGGGATTGTGTCAGTACCACGCGGGTTGAATCCACCTGACGCGTAGACGACACCACCTTTTGAAAGATACTTCTTAGCAGCGTCACTAATTCTGCCGCCAGTCTCAGCGATAACCCCTTTGCCACCTTTGCCACCAGTTGCACCTTTTATAGAGTCAGCTGCAGAAGCAATGGCGTCAGTTAGAGGCTGAAACGCACTTCTAAGCGCGTCGATAGCTTGTACAAAAGGTTTAAATAAATTCTCAAGAGCTTTTCCAAACCCTATGAAGAAGTCACCTATACTGCGTATGAAGCCGCCAAACTTTTCTCCTATATCGTTTGCAAACCCACCTATCTTAGCGCCAAAGCCATCGATAACATCCCTAAATCCAGGTATTAGATTGTTAAAAGCCTGTACAATAGAACCAAGAATAGATGTAACAAAATACTTAACACCATTAACAATCGCCATAATTAGATTTTTATAGAAAGCAGGATTACTTAAAATCTCAACCAGGGCCTCAATAATTGCTGGAATACCTTCGATTATACCTTGAATGATATCAGGTATTGCTTCAACAAAACCTTTTACAAGGGCTTTAACTTGATCCTTTCCACCTGCAAAAACTTCAATCAAAGGACCTAAACCTGGGACGATAGCGTTTGCAATAGTTCCAGACAATTTTATGGCGGCCTGCTTGCCGCCCGTAATTGTTTTTGCCGCACCTATTCCAGCAGCGACAGCTGCTTCTGACCCTTTATCGTTCAACGCTGCACGGGACCCCTCTTTACCATAATATTTTGTTGGGTCCTCTGAAATTGATTGAATATCTTCTTTGACTTGTTTTTGAAGTGCTGAAATTTCCTCAGCTTTCTTTTTTTCCATCTCTAGTTGTTCTTTTATAGACTTCTCGTAAGTTTTGTTGTAGTCAGCAAGTATAGCCTCTCTATCTATTTCAGCTTGTGCCTCTGCAATTAAACCTTTTTTCAAAGCATCGTCGATAATCTTAAACCTGTCACCTGCAATCTTTGCAGCAGTTTGAAGTTCATCAAAACCAGCAGTCTCAAGTGACTTAGATAGGTCTTTATAAGACTTGCTAGCAACCTTTTCATAGTCTTTTAATATCTTTGTTCTTTCAGTAGCAATCTCTTGTTCTGTTGCGATGCCATCTTTCTTAGCTTGATTGAGTATATCTAGACGTTCTTTTCTAACTCTATCAGCTGTTTGTATTTCGTCCTCGCCAGCAGCAACGATAGACTTCTTTAGCTCATCAAACTTCTTTCTAGCCTCTTCTGCAGCTCGTCCAGTCAATCCTAATGATTTAGTTGCTGTCGTCTCGATTGCTTGAAGCGATTCACCAAAAGTTGCAAAACCTTTAGTCGAAGAAATACCGCCTGTCTGGCTCAACTCTTCTACTAAGCTTTTTACCTTTGGTGCTGCAGCCTCGCTTTTATTGCCAACTAACTCTATACTGTCTATAAACTTTTTAGCTTTCGCATCATCTAAAGTTTTTTGATAATCTTTTAGAGGCGCTGCTATTTTAGGTATTATAGATGCTGTGTAATTTATTGCTTCTGCTACAAGTTTTATCGATTTTACCAAGTCCTCGTTTTGAGTAATTACATCACCGAGGTTCTGATATAAATCCCCCAGAGCGTTACTTAAGGAGTTGCTTGCACCTTCGTAGGTATTTAGACCTGCAGATGCAGCACCGCCATATTTCTTAGTTACAAGATCTATAGCATCGCCACTTTTAAGCTGCTCGGTAGAAAGGTTCCTAAACTCTGTACCTAATTGATTTATCTTTCCTGCTGATCCGTCAAGTGTTCCACCGAGTTGGCGTAATGCTGTGTCTACATCCATCCCTGTAGCTGCTGATAGATCTAATGCCGCCTGGGTTAGCTTTTTTGCTTGCTCTGACGTAATGCCAAATGTTTTCGCTTGTACAAATAGCTGTTTTACTGATCCGCTGCTAGCGCCAGTTGATTCACTTACTGCATTAGAGAAATCAACAATAGACTTTACAGCCTCATCGCTTGCCTCACCGGTAGCTTGAAGTGAAAACTTAATCTGTTTTAGTTCTTTAGCGCCCTGGATAGACTCTTCAATAGCTCTATCAAATGCTTTAAACGCACCAACTACAGCACCAATACCAGCTGTGACACCAGCAACAATTGGTGTGAAAGATCCAGACAAACTAGAAAAAGATTTTTCTGCAGACTTAACAGACTTAACAGCAGAAGCACCAAATTGATCAATCGCCTTTTGAGCGTCTTTAGCTTCGACATTTATCTCTAAGGTGACTTGATTATCTGCCATTGCTTCCCCTATTCATCTTCTCTAATTGTATCTTGTCTAGCTCTGCGTCTATGATACCAAAAATCTCTGCTTTTAGCGCAGAAAGCTCGCTAGTCGGGGTGAAAAATCCTAACTTAGCAAGCCTTTTCCTTTGCGCGTATTCTGCTATAAAACCAGCAGCTTCATTAATCATAACTCCGCCCTTTAATATCGAGCGAGCTTGCATCCTGATAGCTGCCGTTAAGCGTTTCCCACCTTTTGACCCTCAATAAGCTTTGAAGCAACTTCAATCATCGTAGCGTGAAGCTCTGATTCATAACTCATGTCTTCAAAAGACTTAAACTCTTCTCCAGTAGCTTTGTTCTTTAAGTCTACTGCAACATAAAACTTCTCAGACATAGATACCATGCGTCTAATTTTATCTAGGCTTTGGTTCTCGCTATATGTCTCAACGCTTCCGTCTGACTTAACGTTTACATCCATGCCTTGGATAAATTGAAACTTCTCATCAAAGGAGAATTTTCTAAGGGTAACTTTACCTTCCCACTTAGCCTCTTCCCCTATGCAAATGCTAGGTACTACGTCGAATGTTCTCATTAATGCCTCCAAAAATTGTTATCAAACGAAACCAATATAGACTTCGCCTTCTCCACTTGAGTTAACGAATGCTTTTAATTCCATGTTCAATTGTGCTAGGCCGTCTTGATCAACAATCTCAAAAGATGTGATTGTTGCAGTAGGGACGTATAGAGCGCCACACTTTCCAGCTACCCAGTTTCCGCCTGACTTAGTGCCAAAAGAGTATTGGAACTTAGTATCGGTGTTAGCTCTGAAAGCTTCGTACTTGCTAGCGTCGTATTGTTCGATCAAAGCAGATACCGAGATAGTTACTTCACGGCTTGAAATGATAGAGCCTTGGATGCCAGATACTGCACAGACTGATGAAATATCAGATTTAGGAGTGTCGATAGTCATGCTTACAGTACTTGCTTTGAAACAAACATAATCAGAAGCAGAGCCAACCATTACTTCGTTGTCTTTAGCAGCCAAAGGATCAGAGTTGTCATAGCTTGGTGTGTAAGCAGCCGCGTAACTGATTGCAGAGTCAGCTGTGTAAGTTAGTGCACCAGTGTCATCAGCTGTGAAGCCAAGAGTTGCACCGATTGATTGAGTTCCAGTAAGCCACTTGATGCCAAGTGTTCCTGCTGATTTAGTGATAGTAAATTTACCAGTGCTATCGCTGTAAGCAACGGTGTAGGTACCAGCTAAAGAACCTTGTAACGCAGTCAAGATTGCTGCAGCTAATTCATGAGGTGATTTATAAAACCCTGTAGGTACTGTGATGCTAACATCGCCTGCGCCAATATCAGCTACGATCTTGTTTGCGCCTGTAGCTACTTCGATTGTATCATAGTAGAATCCTACGCCTTCAAGAGAGTAAGAAGCGTTAATCAACTCACCTGCAGAGATGTCAATGGATGTAGATGTTACGCGTCCGCCTGCCATAGCTTGAAGAGCGCCACCGTTTCCTAGGTAATGCCATAAGCTTAATGTAGGGTGTGAGTCGTTTGCTGGTTTATAGAGTACGCATTTTCCAAGGTTGATGCCCGATGCAGGTGCGTTTGGAACTTGGAAACCAATTGTTAAATTGTCTCCAGATATACTATCAATACAGCGAATTCTATAACCGTTGGTAGCGTCTTTGATCAACAAAGCTTCGCCACGTTCAAAGGTAGCTCCTTCTCCGGTGTTTACTTTGATGACTGAAGTTGTTGAGCTTGAAACAGTGTCGTATTCTGTTGATGCGGTAGAGACAGCGCCAAGAGCTGCTTCCAAGACAACACCGTAGTTAGGAGCTTGCCCCTCAACTCCACTGTGGCGAATGTAGTGGGAAAGGCTTGCTGTTGGCGCTTCTGCTCCAAGGATGCTTTTAGCCTTACCTAATGAGTTTTTTAGCTCAGCGTTCTCTAAGCTGTTAACGTTAGGAGCCATAGAGAAAGCATCTTGCAACGCTACAAAGTCAGTAGCAGCGGACGGCTTCTTAAGAGTTCCCTCTGTCGTTTCCTTGACAATTCCTAGTACCGAACTTCTGGTTTGAATAGACGCCATTCCTTGGCTCCTTTAAATTATGTGGTTGATGACTCTTGATATTCTACAGCCAAAGCTATTTCGACTGCAAGAAATTTGCCTTGTTGCCCATCTACGTACTGTATACCGCTGTCATCCGTGACAATAGCTTTAATACATACACCGTCTAGGCTTGGATTAGTTTCAAACGCTAACAATAAAGCTCTGTGGTGATCTAATAGATCTTTTTCTACCTCAAAGCGCCCATCGGTATCGTTCTCAGTATTAACAACCTGAGTAATGATGTTGATTGTATAGTTTCTTTCCCACGATGTAAGACACCCAACGTAGCGTTGTGTATTAACGCCTGGGCCAATAGCTACTCCGAAAGCTCTCTTAAGAAAGATAGCAGTGTTTTCACTTACAGCGTATGGGTTTGGTATTCTAGCAAAGGTAGGTAAGTTTTCTTGTACAAGCGCAACAATAGCATCCGAGATGTCCGCAATCTTGCTCATCTGTTAATCCACCCTTGGCTAGCTATTGTTTCCTGATAGTCTACGTGGCCGTCCATGGTTTCGTCAATAACTAATAGACGCGATGCAATCTCTGCTTCATAGCGACGACGTGCGTTATCAGCTTGATCTTTGTATGCAAGGCCAAATGCCATATATACAAGTTCTGCAACTTTATGAGCCGATGCCTCTTCAAACACAGACCAGTCAAGTATTTGACCGCGTTCTTTGATGAAAGATCTCTTACGCAGGTCTCTAATAATCGCCTCTGCAGCCATGAAATGTTGCTCGTCCCAGTTAGTCTTTCCAGATTTAAAACCAGAGATGATCTGAGGTTGTAAAAGATCTGGGTACATACTTTGCAGTATGGTATCGCTAGAAAACTTTTGACCGATAAAAGCCATCCCTGCAGTAAAGCTTGAACCCCAGGATATTCTAACCCAATAGCGATTGTAAACCGCTGTGCCTGTAAGCCCTACAGTGGTGCTTTCTTGCTCAAAGTTCCAACCCTTTAGACGATCAGTTGCCCAAGATATACGACCTGATTCAGTCATACCAGAGGTTTGATCTATTACGTCTACCGCATTCGTCCAAGACTGCGCCCACCACATTTGCACAGTCGGTGCGCCAACTGATGAACTAGCAGCTGTGCTCATTTCTACCCATAGATTTGTGAACGGTGTAGGTGTTCCAATGTAGATGTATTGCCCTGCAGTGTACGTTAGAGCGTATGTACCAACTCTGAAATCAGACACTGCCACCGATATGTCGGTGGTCCCGTGGAATACTCTTTGTGAAATGAGCGATACTGTCATTTATAACCTCAAGGGTTTACGTTGTCTTCGATTGTCACACTGTTTAAAAGTATTGCCACTTGTTCTTTAGCTGCCTCAGCCGCTGCTAATGCTGCCGCTTCTTTTGCATACTCTCCGACTAAAGCCGTTAGATATTTTCTAACCGCATAGGTTACAGCGCGTGCACCTGTAACTAGGTTTCCGTCAGCGTCGATAAGACCTAGCCTTGTAGCAGCCGCTTGCATTGGCAAAACTGCTTCGTCTGGGAATGTAGCCGCTACGTCATCTACCACTGTGCCGTCTTCTAAAGTAATTTTAATTGCAAACTTAGCCATGATATCTCCTTAAGATTGTGAAGCCCATCCAACTGTTGTTGAAGAGCCGCTTGTTTCTTGTCTTTGCACGCCCCCAATATCTAGATAACTAGTCGCTGCTCCTACTGTATATGCTGCAAGGGCTTTCAAGTTTGTACCTATGCTAAAGTTATGCCCAGTCATCACGTATCCGACTATCGACGTTGCGGATCCAGATGTGCCGGCATTGTTATTGAATGTTAAAGTAGTAGTTGTATGCGACGTAATTAAATACATCCCTACAAATGTACCTGTCCCACCCGATTGAGATATTAAGTAGAAATAGTCAACGTTGTCTTCTACGCTTGAAAAATCAGCACCAGATGAAGTCAGTACAGCTGTACCACCTGTCATAGTACCGTTTGAGATAGCGATTTCTGCAATGTCAGTAAACTGAGGATTTAGAGCGTCGTCTGTAGAGCTTTTTGTGTAGTTTGTAACGTCTGTCGTATTGTTATAAAAACAGTTGTTCATACCCGTGATAGACAAGTTAGCAGCTGCACAGCTTATCCCAGTAGCTAGGCCACTGAATATATTATTAAAGAAAAAATAGTTCCCAACTGCTGAATCTGTTATCTCAATTCCTATACCTGTAGGAGTCGATGACCTTCCATAGAATGTGCACTCTTCAATTGAGTAAGCTGTTGACGCTGTGGTTGCAGCATTCCTGATAGCAGCTGTTCGACAGTTTGCGAATACAGTTTTAGATATTTTTGATGAGGTTGAGTTTAGAAACATACCATACACAGAATCATGGAAGTAGCACCCGTGTACACGAATAACAGCACTAGAACCGGAATGTGAGAATGCATATCCATTTTGAGAAACTCCTTCACAGAAATATAAATACGAAACGACGCTCCAGGCTACCCTGTTGGCAGTTGTTGATGTATTTGTTGCCCTACAAAAAAAGAACAAAGCAGATGTTTGGTTACCAGCAACAACCGTTGTGCCTGTGCCGGTAAAATCCATATTATAAGTTAACGTATAAGCTTGAGGCGTAAACCCTGCTGCTGCGCCAAAGTTTATTACTGGCCTAGTTGAACCAATCACAAAGTCACCAGGAATTGTGGTATATGCCATCCACATAATAGGGTTGGCGGCTGTACCATTTGCAGTCGTAACATATATAGCAGCTGATAAATTGTAAGTACCTACCTTCGTCCAAACTTTTGCGCCAGCTGGTAATACTTCCCAGAGGGCATCCTCAAGACCGTTCCATCTTCCAGCTCCCCCGACATAGTAAGTACCAGCTGTAATATTGTTTACACCGTTCGTTGGTGTTCTGTCTAAAACTAAAGTCGTTGCGTTAGTATATGAAACAATCTCATACCAGCCAACCAATGCACCCGTACCTGTTAGAGCTGTTGGATGCATATAATTGCCGACCATTACAGGCGTGAAAGCAGCTGAAGCACTAACTACGGTAGTTGACGCAGCCGTACAAGTTAGGTCAGTAGCCGTTGCGATAGCTGTATCTGCCTGCGAGTAATCAATAGTAAAAGTACCACCTGTTGGGGTTCCAACAGTAGCACATCCAACAACTGTAGACGGTGCCTTTAAACCAAGTGAGTAAACCTGTGCTTGACCAATCGTACCATTAAGAGTGGCTTTGTTACTTGCAACGCTTGCGATCTTGTACCAACCAGAAATCCAGTTAGTTCCAGACTTTACGTAAACCCAGTTTCCAACGTCACCTGCAACAAAGTTATAAGACGCAGAGGAAACAACAGGACTTGCAGTGTTTCCAGTATTAGTGTCACACGCGAGATCTGTTAGCATGTTGGCATTACCAGGATTAAACCCTGCAGCTCCTAGATTCGCAGAAATAGCAGTAGAAGTAATTGTAAATTCTGTATTAGTCGCTAAAGCCATTAAGCCACCCTAGTTCCTTGTAAAGACAACATGCACTTGGTTATCGTGGTTGCACTATCAATATTAAAAACCAAGCAATCACCTGCCGATATGGTTGTGCTCCAAGTCGTTAGGTTTGTATCTTCGTTCTTATTTGTACTGGAAAGCGTAGGCTTCTCAGAGCCAGCGATAGTTCCACCAACAACTGGCGGGTACGATGCGTAAGAACTTTTCCACACATCAATCACAACTGAGCCGCTTTGATCAGCCACTAAAGACCAAGCTGTAACTGTCATAGCGTAAGTCGCTCTAAAATAAACTTTAGAGCCTACTACTAAAGTCGATCCGTTACCGTCAAACGTCACGTCGATTGATGTTGCTATTGTCGCTAGAGTGCCGATTGTGCCAACACCTAAAGTAGTTCTCATTGCGCTGGTAGATGTATCGTCAAGTAATGTTCTAGCTGTGCTTGTTAAATCTGTTGTTGCAGCAGTTCCAGACCCAGTGAAATAAGGTAATTTATCAGCTGCTGAAGTTAAACCAGCAATTGCAGCTAATTCAGCGTCATAAGCTTGCACATCTGTGCCGATTTCTACGCCTAGGTTCGTCCTAGCAGTAGAAGCACTAGCTAAGTCTGAAAGATTTGATGCAATCTTAAGTTGTGCATCATTTGTAACACTTCCTAAACCTACTTGCGTTTTTGTAACACCGTGGGGGTTAGAGGTGTCCGCTATGTGAGTATCTATTTGAGCGTGTGTATTAGTACCGATGTTCGACAGGTCAGTGTGAGAACCGGTTGCAGCAACGGTTGATAGACCTAGGTTAGTTCTAGCGGTTGCAGCGTTTGCTAAATCAGACAAGTTACTTGCTATCTTCAGCTGTGCATCGTCGGTTACGTTAGTTAATCCAACCTGTGCTTTAGTTGTAGCGTGTGGGTTTGCAGTATCCGCAACGTGTGTATCAAGAGTACTTCCATCAACTGAAACGTCTCTACCGTCTACAGTTGCTAACGCTGGAACCGCTATATTTCCACTGTCATCTACGGTTGCCAGAGAATCTTGAATCAGCTTACCTGTTGTTGAATCATATCTTGCGATAGCGTTATCCGTTGCACTCGCAGGTCCGACAACATCCCCGCTACCAGAACCAGCGGAAGCCCATTCCGTATCGTAGTCTGTGCCAGACGCTTTGCGAAGTACTTGGCCAATAGTCCCACCTGTTGGAACACCTTGCCCAGCGTCGCCCTGTGGTCCCTGTGGTCCGACTTCTACCGTGACAATAATATCTTCCGTGCTCATCGCGTTACCTCCGAAGAGACTTCAAATTTTCCTTCGATAATTCTTTTAACTGTACTGCCTGAAACGAGTTCTAAATCGTAGTAGTACATCCCTGCAGTGATAGCCGCTGTGATTGTGGCTGGTACTGTCCAAGATATCTTACCTGTTGCTGCAGCAATAGAACCATACTGCGAGCTTGTTATTTCTAAAAGCACCGTTGAACTAGCAGCGGTTGCTCTAACTTGCATTCTGAAAGTGTAACCTGTCAAATCTGTGACGGTCTGAAATGGGCCTTTAATATATACAGCACCTTGAAACGTGGTGCCTTGCTCGCAAGCATAGCGTGTATTCTTAGAGTTGATAAAATCAAATCGCTTGCTCATGTATGCCTCACTGCAAATAAAGCCCGGGCCATCCCTAGCCCGAGCCTGTGTTCAAAGCCGGTATTAAGCAGCCATGTACTCAAGAACAAATTCAATCTTTCCAGCAGTCAATGCAGCTGTTCCAATAGTCATAAGGACTTTTGAACCAGAAGCTAAACGACGTGGCAATGCGAATGTGTTAGGTGTGCCTTCTGTTACAACTGCAGGGATTACAGCGTTAGCGGTTAAGCTAGCTACTGCGCCTGTAGTGGTTGTGATGAAAGCGTTAGTGGTTCCAGTTACACCGCAAATAACTGTAGCTGATCCACCGGATGTGCAAGCAGTTTTTACGTATGCATGAAATCCAGTTAGTACAACGTCCCCTGCAGCTGTGAAAAGGTCAAGAGCTCCTGTTGCTCCGCCATCTACTGAGAAATCATAAACAACTCTTTCGATTACTTTTTGGTTTCTAAATTCAGGTGCGATCGTTTTCGCTTTAGCTACTGCAGCCATGATTAAACTCCTTTTTTAGTTTGTTTTTTCTTTTCTTGAACAGCAGGTTTTATTTCTTTTGGCTTTATTATATACGCAATGTGCCTATTTCCATAGGGAACAATTGCAAATAAAACATCGCCATTCTTTAGAGACTTGTTAACTTCTAAAACCAGCGACTCCGGAGAATCGCCGGTCATTAGATGTAAACTAGTATCAGAAATTACTACCATGCAGAGTTGTAAACCTTAATACATTTCTTAGAACCGTCGTTGCCCATAGCAGCACCAAAAACCATATCTACGGATAAAATCAAACCAAACTGTCCAAGGGCATGAAGATCAGAGATCTTAACTTGAACTTCAGTTTGTGAAACCATGTGCATGAAATCTGGGTGGAACAATAAAGCATGATCGGCACTGCGAGACGAATCTTCAAGCAAGCTGAAACCAAAACGTTTCATAGCAACTTGGCCAGCGATAAGAGGCTCATCGCCAACATAATCACGGCTGGTTAAAGTTGTAGCGTTCAATACGTCGCCATAGTATTGAGGATCAAGCAATGCGTACCATCCCGGTTCCATGCGCCATTTAGCTTGTGCAGCAAGGATTCTACATGCTGACAATTGAGCAGCGTTGAAATCAGCAACAGAAGCGATGTCATGATCAGGTGCAGATGTAGAAGCTGAAACAATGCTATACAAATAGTCATTGATTTGCTTAGCCATTGCATACTTAAGAGCTTCCATAACTTCTGGGTTCTCAGCGCCAACTTGAGATTGTAGGCTTACCAAGTCTTGGAACTTGAAAGAAGCTACAGCTCTTTTGTTAGCTTGGATGTCAACGTATTGAGTCGATACAGCTTCTGAGCTGAATGAGTCAGCGTCAGTGCCTACAGTCAACAATTGACCGGTAGGTGCGTTGATTTGTGAAACGCGTACTGTGTCACCTTGGTTTTGTAAGCTACCTTGGTATTTTTTGTCTACCAAAGAACCTAATAATAGAGACTCTCTAAGTTGTTTAGAGAATACAGGTGCCCAGTACTTTTGAATCTGTCCAGCTACGATTGATAAATCGGTTGTGCTCATAAATTTCCCTTCCTTGGAAAAGTTAATTAATTAATCTACGATTTGATCGGGCTTCCATTTTAGCATCTCTTTAGAAGGTAGTTTTTTCCATGCTTCTCTTGAGATTTTACCAGAGCCGCCATCTAAACCTTGAGGCGCGTTAGCTGGTAGCTTTGATGTTGCCCTCAACATTTCTGGCCATTCGCGCTTTAGTGACTCAGCCACCTTCGCTACGGTCAACGCGTCAACTTCTCCCGATTCTGGATTGATTGCTACGTTTGAAATGTCAATAAGCTTATACCATCTAGGATCCACAGAACCACCGAGAGCGTCGATGACAGCACTAAGTTTGCGCCCTTGCGTAAGAGTTCCTTCTATCTCAAGGCGCTTCGCCTTTTCGCTTTGAAGTTCTTCTTCTCTCGCCTTCAAGATAGCTTCGTAGTCACCGCGCTTTTTAGCATCAGCTTCTTCTCGGTCTTTCTCTTTGGCTAGTAACTCATCTAGTTTTGCTTGAGCTTTTTTCTTTTCATCAAGCAGCCTTCGATGCGTTTCAAGTGTTACAAAATCAGCACGTTCGTTTTTCACTTCCGGTGGCGTCACAGACACATTACCGGATTGCTCCACAGGAGCAGTCCCTTGCTCGTTCATAGTTTCCCCTAAATTGATTTAAACTCTGATAACATTGTACGTCTAAAAATTTATCTAATCAAGCGTCCCTTGCTTGACTTTTTAACTAAATCACCGAACGTTTTTCTGTAGAATCGTAGAATTTGTTGAAACTCTAGCTTTGAAACACGGTTAAACACGCGAGATGGCGACCTTTCAGCGTTATATTTGGCAATATCTATATTCGATTCCCCGTCAGATCTATTGCCTGTAGGTGTGACAATGATAGTCCCTGCAGCCTTATACTTAGCTTTAACGGACTTTAGCATCTGCCCTGTCCTGGTAAGGTTAGACTTCTTTGCAGTAGTTGAACCGTCTACACCTAAACGCTTTCTAGTCTTGACGTAGTTTATGCTAAGAGCCGCAAGTTTTTTCTTGTCGCTAAAATTCTCATCTACACCATAACCAAGACGTGTACGCTTTACTATCAACAATGCAGTAAAGTCACCTACCTTTTGCATCGTTACGCGGTTAACTGTCTCTTGTACGGTCTTTGACAATTTCTCAAGTATCTTGTTTAGGTCATTAATTGCTTTTGACATACTTCACCAGTTTAACAAGTTCTTTGTCTGATATGCCTAGAAAATCCCTCTTAGGCCCGACTGGAGTGGGTTTGCCGTATGTGCCTCTAATGTTTCCATCAGCCTTACCGTTTTCGTCAGAGCCTTTTTCAAACCCAACAGTGATATAATTCTTAGTTGAATCTAACACTTTCAATGCTGCTAACATGTCACCCGAGAGTTGAAGGTTAGGTGTGCTGCCTTTACCTGCGTTCTTAAAGTCTATCGATTCTTTATATTCTTTAGAGTACTTAGCAAAAGCGTTACCATCTTTATCCTTGCCCTGATCCGTCCTCTCGACTATTCGCTCTATTATCAGGTCCGCTAACTCCGCTCTCTTGTCCTGATCCGATATCGGTGTTGGTAACTTGATCTTGACTCGCTGCCATTTGGTTGCCATTGCTGCCGCCTTTCTCTAAAGCAATCTCTTGAATTAAAGCCTCGACTTGATCACTTGTCATCTGAGGGTTGAGTGCTGCAATTGCCCTAGCTTTAGTCGTAAACCCAGCTTGATACTCTGCAGTCTGATCTGCTAATAGTTGCGTGCGCTGCGTACCTACTGGTACTACTGAAAACTTTACGTCAACACTTGCATCAGGCGAGAACATCGCTCTGTTTTCTACTAGCCCTTGAGCCACCCAGATAGGATGCATGTATCTAAAGATCAGCTCCCAAAGCTCATGTTCAGCATGTGAGAAGTGTACAGTTTGCTCTTGCCTTACCTCGTAGGTATCGGCTTCGTCGATCATCTTAGCAATACCTGAAGATGCGCTATCTACTGTTAGTGTGCCAACAGAGCCAGACTTAATTCCTTTAGTGCCCATCCACATTGAAAGTTCTGATTGGATTAGGTTCAATACTTCCGAGTAATCTACTTCAGGTTTTAATGTCCCAATCTGTACATCTTTTTCAGGGTCATCAGACTTTAGAAACCATAGAGCGTTAGGTGCGTAGGTAAGATTCTCAACGCTACCGTTTGTAACGTAGGTAACTGAGAAAGCCGAGAACATTGCAGCAAGGTTTAGATCTGTCAAAGCTACTGGTATAAACTCTGTCATGCGTAGAGTGTCTTTGTCTGGTACAGGTCTTAGACGAAGTGATGAGCTGTTTACGTAGATGAAAGGCAACTCACCATATGGGTTAATACCATCAGCAATGCCAAACTCTGCCATGGCTTGATAGTCAATGCTTTCGTCTGATTTGATGACAAGAAACTCATCTTCAGTATACACCCAGTATATCTCTCTATTCTCTTTGTCCTTTCCAGCGAGTAAAATCACCATCGTCGGCTCTGTAGGCTCGACGGGATCATCTGAGACGACAACAAACCTATCGTTAGCAATAACTCTGAGATCAATACCGTCTTCGTAAGCATATGGGTGAATCAATGCAGAGCCGCACGCGTTGTATAGTTTATTAGCTAGGTGCATTACCTTATTAGGGCAAAGTTCCTCTTCATACCATGCAAGTAGATCGCTATCGCTTTGATCACCGTTCATTACTTCGCGAGATACACCTGTTTGGTAGATGTTAGATAGCTTTTCTACATAGCGTGGTAATATGTTAATAGGCACCATGCGCTCTTTAGCATACGCAAATACTCTTGGAGATAGCTGACGCTCTAACGCTTTAAGAACGTAAGGTTCTAAGTTACCTTCGAGAATATCCAAAGTCTTACAGTTTATTTCTAAATCAAACTTAGCGTTCGTGACTTGCTGCACTACATATCTTGGATCAATCATAAAATTACAGTCCTTTGCTCTGGTTTGTTAAGCTCTTGATGCTTGCGAACAATTGCATAACCGATTGCTGTGGTAATGTGCTGAAAGTGTTTGTCGTCGTTTTCAATTAGGTTAGCACCTTTTTTCAACGCTGTCAGCCTCATGCCTTCGTCTGCAGTCTTGCAGTTGTGGATAAATAGCCTGGTTTGCCCAAGTTCGTTCATACAGTAGGCGTTGACAAGGTTGTGACGCAGCCTGATAGGCGGGTTAGATAGGCGTACCTTATATGCGTATCGTATACCTTCTTGATCTAGTCGGTGGCGAATGATGTCATAGTCCGATCTATGTGAATTAGTGCTACGATTCTTACCCGATGCATCACCATCTATCTCATAAGTGCGGCCTTTGGTAATAATCCCACGCTCGAAGAACTCGTCCATAACTTCCTCTGTGCGTGAGCCTTCGATTACTACTTCGTCGAATACGTGAAAACATCCATCTTGGTAGCACATCGCCACTGCCGACATAGGCTTGCCAAGGCCGATGTTAAAGTCAAACGAGATCATAATAGTTGTATCGTCTCGGGGTTTCCATTTCTCTTTTGAGTATTGTTTATCAGAATCATAGGCGTAGTAGATTACTTCGTCTCTAATTTCTATCCACTCACCGTAGAGCATACGCCTTGCCATCTTTGGATCAAGGTCACGCTTAAGCTGATCGATGTAGCTCTTTGGTAGAAAAGGATTATCTTCTGTACGCGAATAGTAAACGTGGCGCGTTGGGTGTTTCTTCCCACCGCTGTTAGGCTCTATAAAATACTTATAAGCCCAGTGACTCGGAGAATCAGGGTTAGTCGCAGATATAATCAGCGGTGTCTTAATGTGCGGTAGTCGCCCTACCCTTAGCTTTCCTTCATGGTATCCTTGAGCGTCGTCGTCTTTGTTCTCTGTTAATTCTTCGTAGATAGCCATAGATAGCTCTAACGATCTAAGCTTGAAGTATCTTTTATCAGCCCAAGAGCGCGATATAATTTCGCTGCCGTTCTTAAACGCGATACGACCTGAATTATCTGCCGTCCTGTAAACGTTTTCATCTACCGATCCGAGGTGCTCGCACACCTTTTTATAGATAGTATCTTTTAAGTCAGGCAACGCGCGACGGCCTAGCATCACTCCTGCGTGAAAGTTCTCAAGGCAATGTCTTATTGCTATGTGTGCCAATAGAATTGACTTAGCGCTATTGTGGTGTTGATATCCATTAGCAATATAGTTATGCGTGTTTGGTACTTGTATATCCCAATACCATTCTTGCTTGTCTAGTCTTTCTATTTTTAGTATGGTGCTGTTGGTATAACCAACGTCTACACTAAGGATATCAATTAATGCAGGCAAAAGAAAAGAGAGAAAAGATAGCAAGCCTTGCGGATGGACGGTATGCATCTGAAATAGCAAAGATCTTAGGATTTCGGACAGGCTATGTGAATAAAACTTTGAATCGTCCTGAATACAAGCACCTCCCACGTCCGAAGGCCCACTCTCCAAGAGGGCCATTAAATCCAGCATGGACTGGCGGAAGGGTGATTCAGCGTTGCGGAAGGGTTCTTGCTCCTGCACCAATAGGGCACCCTCTTGCTCGAATCTATTCAAACAAAAAAATAGGCCGTATTCTGGAGCATCGCCTTGTGATGGAAAAAACTCTAGGACGGTATTTAACATCCGCAGAAGTTGTGGATCACATTGACGGATGTGTTTTGCACAATGACCCAGCAAACTTAAGAGTGTTTCCGAACAACGCAGAACATCTTCGCGCAACAATAACTGGCGTGAGGCACGACGTTCATTCAATCGGACGTGAGGCGTTGAAATCGGAAAACAAGTCTCGGCCAGGTCGGATACTTTGGAGTAGGTATAAGGAGATGTGGCAAGCAGGTGATGTCCGCTTGCTACAAATTCTCCATGCTCACCTATTACTCGATAAAGATAGTCCTTACCTTTTGGGAACGCAACGCTACTTGACGTTAGCACAAATCGATTCGTCTTCTCGTGAAAACTTAAAAGACGCTTTGATCCATCTATGCTTGAAATGGGAACTAAACCAGAAGATGTCTGCACTAAAGCATCTTCTCTAAGACATCCTACCGAACCTGAAAGTAAAATCTCATGCGTTCCTAGAGAGTAATCAAATCTAGCTATATCGCGTATAATCCTACGCTGCATCGGCAACGGGTTAAACTCTGCAAGCGTAGGGGTTGATCCGATCACAGTTTAACGGCCTGTTTAACTATTTTCATAGTTCCACCTTTAGGTTGTAGCCTATCCCATCTAACGTGACAAGACTTGCATAGCCACCTAACAGCTTTCGGATCATCGTAATTATAATGTGCCGCTTCAATAAATTTTCCATCAGTCCCGCACCCATCACATTCTTTTGGCCTAATCAAAACACCTTTAGCAATTAAATATCTTGTTTGACGCCCGCATCTTAATGCTTTCTTGGTAACGACAATATCATGATTAACCCTTTTTGGGACGTGCTTGTACCAACATTTTTTTGAACAATAATCCCTCGTTAATCTTTCAACAGGGCCGAACTCTTTTTTACATCCTACACAAATTTTAAATGTTTGTGGCCGATGTATTTTTCTGCATTCTTCGGAACAAAGTTTTTTATTGGCAGGGCCTAAAAAAATACTTTCACAAACAATACAAAGCCTTTCTTCTTTACCATGACAATCTTTACACCTAGATGAATACCAATCACGCGATTTAACATAAAAAAAATCATTCAAATCCTTTTGTTTTTCGCATTTTGCACACTTCTTCAAATGGTATTTGCCCCTTGTCTGTAGATAAGAAGACTTTACTAGAACTTCCGACAAAATCAATATATCTCTTCAAAATAACGCTGCAATAATGCGGATCTAGCTCCATGCCATAGCATTTACGACCTGTCTTTTCGCAGGCTATGAGGGTAGATCCGGATCCGCAAAATGGCTCGTATATTGTATGTCCAGCGGCACTACTATTATCAATTCCCCTTACACATAGTTCTACCGGCTTCATAGTAGGGTGTTCTTCACTTTTTGATGGCCTGTCAATAGCCCAAATAGTGGTCTGTTTCCGGTCCCCATACCATCTGTGCGTGCCGTCAGATCCCCATCCATAGAATGCTGGCTCATGTTGCCAATGATAATCACTACGTCCAAATGTGGAGTTGTTTTTAGACCATATTAGGTAGCTTTTAAACAACCATCCGCTTTCTATAGCGGCAATTATGCAGTTATGTGTTTCAGATGACGCATGCCAAATATAAATGGCCGCACCTTTTATCGAGTGTTCCTTTGCTAGTGAAAGGAATGACTTATAGAAAGGAAGTACGTCTATAGAGTCATTTTCAATCTCTTTGCGTTTTTTAGAACCTCCTTTATATGCAATCCCATAAGGCGGATCAGTAAAAACCATATCAGCCTTCTCGCCATTCATCAGCTTCTCAACAGTTTCTTTATCCGTACTATCACCGCACATTAATCTATGTTCACCAAGCTGCCAAATGTCACCTAATTGAACATTAAACTCGTTTTGTTTTGTCTCAGGGACTTCGTCTTCGTCGGTTAAACCTTCGACAGGCTTTTGATCTATGATGTCTTTTAAGTCTTCGCTATCCCACCCAAGACCTTCTAAATCCCACCCGCTTGCGTCAAGCTCAGATAATAACTCTTTTAAGTTATCGTCATCCCAAGAAGCGAGCTCAGCACTTCTGTTATCAACTAAACCGTAAGCTATCGCCTCTTCTTTATTGAGAGCAGTCCAATGTACGTCAATTGTATCCCACCCTAGCTCAATAGCGGCTTGAAGTGTTCCGTTACCAGCAATAACGGTTCCGTCTTCCATAACGACAATAGGTTTTTGTTGTCCGAATTTAAGAAGGCTGTCTTTAATCGCCTTGATGTTCTTCTTGTCATGTTTGCGCGCGTTTCGTTTATCAAACTTTAGTTTCTTAACGTCAACTCTTTCATAACTCATCTTCATTTATCATCGTCTCCAAGTTTCGATGGATCATATCCAAGCTGTATAGGTTGTGCGTTGCTAAACTCTACTTGATCACGTTGACCTAGCATCTGTTTGCCAAGCCAAATAAGCATGGTCGGATGGCCTTCGAGAGCTTTCTTATACTGCGCTCGACGCATCGACATTTTGCCTTGATCGCTAAACTGTTTATAGAACTCAGGGAAAGTTTGACCGTTTTCTGCTACACATCTAGTATAAAGCGTGTCGATATGAACTTCGCAAACGGAAGCAATCTCACTTTCCGTGCACAAAATTTTACAAAGAAGTTCTACTTGTTTCCAATCGATTTTTTTGGGTGGTCTACCCATTTTGGGATTATTAGTCTTTTTGACATAAACGACCTTGTCGCTTGCCATTCCTTGGCTCCTTCTCCCACAGGGAAAACGGGTTTACTTCACAGAAGTTTCTCTAATTGTAAAACTGTCAAGCGAAAAGTGCAAGTGAATGTGACTCATGGTACAATTTATCAACATGAACCCGGAGGTGAAATGAATACTACGGCCTTAATCCTGTCCGATACCCACTTTCCCCACCATTCAAAACCATATGTAAACATAGCTACAAAGATAATTAAAATACTAAAACCTGACCATGTTGTTAGCTTGGGTGATTCACTTGACGCATCAGGAATCTCTAGTTACCTGCAAGATCCTGCAAAGTCAAGTCGCTTGATTGATGAAATAAACATGTACAACAAGCAATTAGATATCTGGCAAGCTGCAATGAAAAAAGGTTCAACATTTCACCAACTTGAAGGTAACCATTCTAGCCGTTTGGGACGTTTTATATCAAAGAATTGTAGAGAGATACACGAGCTAGTCAGACCTATTCCAGAGCTACTCCGAATAAAAGAACGCAGTAAGTCTGGAGTCAATTTCAAATGGCACCCTCTCGACAACTGGAAGTCTTGTAAGCTAGGTGATGTATACATCCATCACGGTACTTATTACGACAAACATGTGGCTGTAAATAACCTAGATAGGTATGGAGTAAAATTTATACAAGGTCATTGTCATCGATATTCCATGGCTAGCAATGGCAAGATTTGGAGTGTGTCATTAGGCCACGGTAGCGACGCTGAAAAGACTATGCACATACCGGGGCCGTGTACCTGGCAAAACGCTATGGGGATCTTGCACGTTGTAAAAGGTGTCGGGCACTTTGAACCAATACTTATGTTTGACAATGAGGTGATCTGGCGTGGCAAAATCATCAAAGGTTAAACCTCGCCTCATTCGAAGCGTAGATATCCTCGGCCATAAGGTTCGTATTAACTACGTCTCTAAAGTTCTCTTTGACGGAGAAGACGAACTAGACGGCTCTTACAGCAATCTAGTCATCCACGTATCTAAAGACTCTGACATTCACTCAACCACGTTGCATGAGATTTTTCACGCGGTCTTTGATATCTCGGGTGTCGGTAAGCTTGTAACACCTAAAGTCGAGGAAGCTATTGTGACCGCGCTTGAAAATGCTTTAAAAGATTATTTCATATTGAAACGAATAGCTAATCGAAAGAAAAGATACAAAAGCTCTAGCTAATGTCAACTTTCAATCGCTTAACGAAACATACTCATCAGCATATCTCTAAAGCTGACTCTTGGTAAAGGCTTTGGCGGATTCTTTGTGTCGTGATTTATAAGAGAACTTAATGGAACGGCTTCAAGCTCATTAAACTTTGCGTTCCCATGGCCTACAAATATCTTACCGTTGTCTGGTAGCCTAGGAGGTCTTATCTTGCCTCTAATCACTTCCTATACCCCAGCATCACAAGCTTGTTGTGCGTTCTCACAAGCCTTCGCTTCTTACGCTCAATCCTACGACCTAAGCCAAGCACCATACGCATGCAAGGCAGAGCGTCAACTCTTTGACCGTCTTCTGAGTACATGACAACCCAGAGCTTACGACAACCGA